TCTTGAGCCCGCGCGACTCGGTCTGCACGCCTTGGTCTTGCATCAGACGCAGGGCCTGCGGCAGAGCCTCGTTCACGTTGCGGACGCGCAGGATGCGCCCGACCTGCGTACCGTAGTACGCGGCTGAGTAGTTGTTCATGGGGGGTCCTCAGGACAGGAGAGTTTCAACGTCCGGGCTGTCCAGTCCCAGAACGTCGAGTGTCAGGCTGTATGCCTGCCGGTAGTTTAGGCGGTGCACCTCCAAACCGCTTCGCTCAAGGCGGTCTGCCCAGCTCGCGGCGGACTGCGCCTTCTTGTACAGATTGGCGGGGTCGTAGGGCTTGTCGTTGGCCTTGCGCGTGCGCCTCGCCAGCACATGCAGGATGCAGTCCTCTACGGGCGTGGCAAGGTGAAGGAACACTGCGCGGTCAAAGTAGCTGGCGAGGGTATGGCAGGTCTCTACGCCTGGAGTGATCAGGCCCTCCGCGAAGACACCGCTGCCGAGCTTGGACGTTGCCCGTGCTGCGGGCAGCACCAGCGCATACGGACTGTAGCCGTCCAGGCCCCCGCAGGCATTGCCGTACTTGCCCAGCAGGTACACCCCCACCTTGGACTCGGTGATAAACGCCTTGCCCTCCTTGGTAGCGTTCCAGGGCTCACACTGCGCACCGCCTGCCGCAGCCAGCACCGCACGGGCCAGCGTGCTCTTCCCGCTCCCATTGGTGCCGTGCACGTACACCAGGGCGCTCACGCAACCCCCAGCATGTGATGACGCACTTCCAGCAGGGTCTCGGGTGTCCACACTCCGCCCGCGTAGATGCCGTCCAGCAGCGCCTTCACCGTGGGGGTCTGCTCCACGGCCAACAGGCGCGTCTCGGCCTTGGCAGTCCTATACCCCAGTCGGTAGTCGCCGACGTAGTGCTGTTTGAACACACAGCACACGGTCTCGGCCTCCTGGAGCGCCAGCTTGCGCACGCCCTTCACGTGATAGGGGATCTTCTGGACATGCTTGGTGATCACACCCATGATCTCCACCAGCTCCGGGGCTATCTCCTTGATCGGCGTCTGCTGCGGCACCTTGGGCATGTACTGCTCGCAGCCCTTGAAGTCCACAGGCTTGTCGAACACCGTGTCCCACACGTCGGCCAGCTTCCAGTAGAAGTAGTCACCCATCTGGGCCATGTGCTTCATGTTCTGCCGGACGCCGAGATACGTCCGCGCGTAGCACTCCTCCACCATGTACTCGGGCTTCGGGTAGAGCTCCTGCCACTGCGCCAGCGCCTTCAGCCCCGCCTGCCCACGGAAGTGACGGCGCTCCGACGCCCGCTTGGCCGTGGGGTACTGGCTGCGCAGGTATTCGTAAAACCGCGCGCCCTCGTACTGGCTGGCGATGGCGGCGATGCCCGGATTGTAGAACGTGCACCACGCCAGCACGTAGCGCAGCTTCTGCGCGTAGTGGAGTTTCGCCCGCTTGAGCAGGCAGTAACCGGGGTCTGCGTCTTCCAGGCGGAAGAGCTCCTTGGCAAACTTGCGCCAGTCGCCGCGCAGGTCACAGGTGACGATGGATTTGATGTTCATATGCTTTCTTCCAGGTCTTGGCGCTGCCGCTCTCATCGAGCACGTTGCCGCCGAGGTTGTGATGGTAGTAGTCCGACACAGTGAGGCTGTCGTAACCGTGGCTGCACAGGGCCTGCCCCCAAGGCCCGCTCTTGTCACCGCGCACGCTCTGCAGCACCGCCCCCACCCGATACACGGCGCAGCGTGCGGGCACGGGGTTGCACTCGTAGATCCAGGGGTACTTCTGCAGTGACTCCCAGGTGCGCAGCGCCCCCAACGGGGGGACGTAGGCATGCGCAAAGCGCCGTGCCAGCCGTTGCAGGTAGAGCCACATGCCGTTTAGCTGGTAGGCGCTGGCGCGGGCGTGGTGCGTCTGCGGCCCCTTGCCGTTCCAGTGCGGGCGGCAGTACAGCTCGCAAGTCCCTGCGAGGATACCGATGGTATCAACCCCCAACGCTTCCGCATGCGCCAGCGCACGAGCACGGGCCTCGTACCAGTCCCCCGCGCGCACGTAGCAGACATGCGTGTCCGCGAAGATCCCGTTGGGGGTCTTCTCGATCACGTAACTGCCTCCTTCCTTCAAGATATAGAGTCTCACGCAAGTAGCTCCTTCACGTCACGATAGTCTTGCAGCAGCTTCATCATCCGACGCTCGTCGGTATGCCTCATGCGCTGCGTAGCCAGCATAACTTCGTCGACCGTGCCGCGCGCAACTATGTGCTTCACCATCACGTGGTCGCGCCCCGTGCTCACCTGCCGCGCGGCCCCGATGCGTTCGATCACCTGTGCGTAATACTCCCGACCCCAGAGCATGGAGTAGAAGGCCATGACGTTCCCCCCGAATTGCAGGTTCAGGCCATGGCCCGCGCCTTGTGGGTGCACCAGGGCCACGGGGTACTCACCCGCGTTCCAGGCGTTCTGCATGCGGTCCAATTCACGGGGGTTCTTGGCCTCGGTGAAGCACGGAGCCTTCGGATACAGCTTCTTCAGCCGGGCAAGGTCAGGCTTGAACCAGTACGCGACGAGGACGTTACTGCCCACGCCATCCACAACCTCTTCCAGCGCCTCCAGCTTGGCGTCGTGCATGGCCTGCCACGCCCTGTCCCCGTTGCCGTCCTCGCCGTAGATGAACCCGTTGGCAAGCTGCCAGCACTTGGCGCTCAGGGCCGCAGGGTTCAGCGCCTCCACATCCACGTGCTCCAGCTCCAGGAACATTTCCTTCTCCAGCCGGTCGTATAGCTTGCGCACGTTGGGGGGCAGGTCCACGTAGACCTCCTGCTTGATGGTGGGCGGCAAGTCCAGGTAGTCCTCGGCGCGCATGGTCAACACTACGGGCGAGATCAGCTGCGTGATGCGCTCCTCCGCACCATCGTCGGCCTCGTAGCCGTACCCTTTGAAGCCCGCGCTGCTGAAGAACCGGCTGCGGAAGCGCTCGACCTGCGCCCCCAACCGCTGCCCCTCATCCACGATGAACATCTGCGACCACACATCCAGCAGGCTCTTCGGGCGCGGGGTGCCGGTCAGGATCACCCTACGGTCGAACCGCTTGACGTAGTAGCGTAGCTGTGCGAACCGTTTAGCCTTGGGTGACTTGAACATGCTGGACTCGTCGATAACGAGCATGTCATAGGGCCACGCCTGCTTCTTCTGGCGGCTCTTCAGCACGCGCAGCAGCCAGCGCAGATTGTCCACGTTGATGATGTGGACCTGCGCCTGACTGTTTAGCGCGAGCAGGCGCTTCTGCTCGTTGCCCATGATGAGCTTGAACGTCAGGTGCTTCGTGTGCTGCCACTTCTTAGCCTCTTGCCGCCACACGGCCTCCGCCGGGCGCTTGGGGGCAACCAGGAGCACGCGGCTGATTGTGCCTCCGTTCAGCAGGTCCGTGACTGCCGTGAGCGTGATGATGGTCTTGCCGAGGCCCATGTCCAGGAAGAGCCCGCAGCGGCGGGTCTTCTTGATGAACTCCTGCCCCCGGTTCTGGTAGCCCCGAAGCTGTCTGCGCGTCAGCATCGCCAGACCCCGATACCGACGGTAGCGAGCACCAGCACGAGCAGCGCGTGCGCAGCCAGGGTCCAGGCGTCAGCCGCGTACACCTTGCGCCACATGCCTCCGCGCATCACGTGGATCTCGAGCACAGGTCCTCCAGGAAGTCGTCGACCGCTTCCTTGGTGCGTAGCGTCACCGCCACGAAACCAAGCCTTGTCAGCCGTTTCAGCCACCATCGCTGAAGCGGCTCGTACCGACCCCCCTTCGGGCGCTTCAGCTCCGCGAAGGCCACTCGGCCTCCAGGCATTAAGCAAATCCGATCGGGGAGGCCTGCCCCCCACAGGAGCGGGGGCAGCTTGAAGGTCAGGCCCTTCAGGGACTTCACCCGCTTGCAGAAGTGCCGCTCCACCGTGTCCTCGGTGTCCGTGGCTTTGCTCACGGGCCGTTGCTTGGTGACGTCAATATTGTTCATGTAGCTCTGCCTCGTCGTCAATCATGTCAGTCCTTTCTGTAGCGCTCCGTGATGAAGCCCTTTGCGGCCAGGGGGATGCCATCACCCCACGCAGGAATGCGGCATACCAGCACCTCGAGCATCTTGATGTCCGTGGTGCCGCGCTTGCGCAGAGCGATAATCTCATCATGCACGGTCCCCAGCACGGGGTATTCGTTTGTCTCGGCAGCCAGCATGCCCTCCATCATCACGTCACGAGCGATGGCCTGCACGATGTTCTCGATGAGCTTGCCGCCGTAGGTCTTCTCCCGCAGGAACTGGCCCTTGATCTCCGTGCGGAAGCTGATCTCCCAGGACGGCCTACCCCACTTCTCCGCAGGCACCGCACGCGCATACGGGTAGCGGATCTCGCGCCCGCTGGGCAGCTTGATGCAGAGCCAGTGCTCACGCATGTAGAACGCGCACTTGAGCCCGCGCTGCACCGTGCCAGGGTTGCGGATGGCCTGCGACACCAGCCGCTCCACCTCGCCCCACGCCTTGACGATGTTGGGGGCGCTGTCCCGGTACGCGCGAACGGCTCGCTTGGCAAACTCCTCCGTGATGATCACGCCAGCGTTCGCCGCGTAGTCCACGAACTTCACCCCGCCCAGCTGATACCCGCAGCCCAGCACCAAGTTCTTCGCGATGCGCCGTTGCTCGTCCGTTACCTCGCTGATGTCGCGCAGCTTGTACAGCCTGACCGCCATCAGCTTGTAGACGTCCACTCCCTTGCGGTACGCCTTGAGCATCTCCTCTTCGCCGCACAGCCACGCCAGCACCCGCGCTTCGATGGCCGTGTAGTCCACCACGGCAAACTCGTAGCCCTCAGGCGCACGGATGAACCCGCGCATGCACTGGCTGATGACGTCAATGGGGGCGTCGTACAGCAGCAGGAAGAGCTCCGGGTCGGCGTGCTCCAGCAACGCGAACACGAGCTCCCGCTGGTGATCCTTAAGCAGGCCCCGGATGAAGTTATGCGGCTGCACCCCGCGCGCAGCGTAGCGGCCCGTGTGCGCCCCGTGGTACAGGAACCCGCCCTGCACGATGTGCTCCGTGGGGTCGGCGTAGTTCACCATCGCCACGAGCTTCTTCGTGCTGGCCCGCCCTGCCTCCACGCGCAGCTCCAGCAGCTCGCGCGTCTTGGCGTCCAGGTCCCGGCCCTTGAGCGTGTCCTTCACGGTCTGCGCTCGCAGGTTCTCCAGCTCGATGCCTCGCTCTGTGAAGAAGTCCAGCATCTTCTGGACCTGCGTGGCGCTGATGCCGCCAGTGAGTGCGGACACGCGGGCGGCAATACCACGCTCCAGCGACTGCACCACGGTCAGCGCCTTCTCGACCAACGGCAGGTCGATCGGCAGGCCCCGATCGTTCATAACCATGTCCAGGATGAACATGCGCCGCTCACGCGGTATCAGGTCCGGCAAGCTGTGATGCAGCTCCGCCTCACCGCGCACGTCCTGCGCGCAGTAGGCAATGAACCGTTGGAAGCGCTCGTCCTGCTCGGGCAAAATGCGGGTGCGTTGATCCTTCTTCGTTGGCTTGCGCGGCTGACAGAACACCTTTATCAGCTTGCTGCCCTCGGCGTCCTTCTCCACCGTGGAGCCCAGCGCCTTCAGCGCCTTGTCCAGCGAGCGCGGCAGGCCCGACGCTGCCGCCTTGGCAGCGGTGCAGACCCACGCGCTGTCCGCTACCTCCGGTATCTGCCCTGGGAACATGCG